TCTGATGTTGAGCTTACTGACACTAGTGAGTCCTTTGGTCTCCCTGCTACTGCTGATCTTATGTTTGCCCTTATTTCAACTGAAGATCTTGAAGGACTCGGGCAAATTATGGTGAAGCAATTGAAGAATAGATACAATGATCCTACCCTCAATAAGAGATTTGTTGTCGGTATTGACAGGGCAAAGATGCGGCTGTATGATTGTGAGCAAAGTGAAGGTGGCGATCTTCTAGATAGTGGTCAGGATATTCCAATCACTAACGATACCGCAGATAAATTCTCTAAATTGAAATTCAATGATTAAACCATCCAGTGAAATATGGAATGAAATTTCTGTTACCAACAACCTTGAATTTGAATTTCATAATCTAGGAACAAGGCACCCAATTCCTATTGTTGTTGCTAAGGATGTATTTAAATATCCTGATAAGGTTAGGGAGTTTCTCCTTACCTTTCCTTACTGGGCGACTAAAGATATTACTGAAAAGGATACAACCGTTCGTCCTGGATTGACTGCTGAGATTCCTCCATTGTTTCAGACGCAGTTCTATAAGTTTCTCACAACCCCACTCAAAAAAATCTTAGGTGTTAATAACATTGGAGTTCGTGATGGGTATGTGAATTTGGAGGGTGGTAAAATGACCCTAGATAGATCATCATGCTGTTGTTGTTATCCTCATGTTGATAACGAGCTCGATGATCCTGATTATCTTCAGATGCACATCGCAGCTAACATCAACCTGTCTCATTCACCAGACCCAGTAAGAACTGGTTTCTGGTCTTGGATGGGTAGAAATAACTGGATGGACATGAATAGAGATGAGGCGAATGCCTTAAATCAGTTTTATGATAGACACGAAGATGCTAAGGCTGATTCGTGGTTTCAAATGGAAGATTACGAGAACTTCAGACTTGAAGATGCTGTGGAAATGCAGTATAATGATCTTGTAATGTACTCTACTATGCAGTTCCATAACCCTTACATTCAACCCGAATGGCATAGGGACTATGATAGAATGATGTTAACAGCATTCTTTACTGTATACCCAGACGCTCTGGACTTCCCAGATACAGATCTGGAAACTGTGGGTGCTACATGGGAAGCCTTTAGGTTAAACTCTATACACAACTATCATCCACAATACACCTCTGTAGTAAATTAATTATGCCTACTTATTCTAACGCTATTGCTGACGCAACACCTGATCCTCAGAAACCTGTAGCAACTCCTCCTCGCCGTCCTCGTGCGAAAGAGTTCTGGGAAGCAGAGCCTGGTGATCCTGAAGTTGCGGGTTGGTCTGACAATCCCGAAGATCCCACTGGTCCTCAGCTTGGCAACCCTGCATCTCCAACTCCCCCTCCTGTTGCTACTCCTCCTAAACCCGCTCCTAATGTTGTGATTACTAATACAACTACTAAGAGCACCGCAACTCATAGTAAGTATGTTGAGTTCGTAGATCAGGTAACCAGTGCTCCTTCTAAGGATAATGCACAACTTATCGCTCGTATTGCTGCTCTCAAAGCAAACGGATGTGACATTGAGCGTTTGTTGACTGCTGCGCTTGGTATTTCTGCTGAAGGTGGTGAGTTCATGGAGATTGTTAAGAAGATTACTTTCCAAGGTAAGCCCTGGGATGAAGCAAATCTCGATCACCTGAAGATCGAACTGGGTGATGTCATGTGGTATGTTGCTCAGGCATGTATGGCACTTGATATTTCCCTTGAGGAAGTGATGGATCGTAACATCGACAAACTGTCTAAGCGTTATCCCGCTGGCACCTTTGATGCTTACTACTCTGAGAATCGTCGGGCAGGAGATCTCTGATGGACGCAGCAGTAGAAGCATGGAACACAATGGGTTGGTTCGATGGTTTTCTTTTTACCGTCTGGATCGTCGCATTGTATGTTGGCAAACTGAAAATTGATCAACGGTTTGCCCGTCGTACCGTATACCGTGTTAAATTAGAAGAGGACAAATGACCAAAAGACAATTTGTAAACACCAAAGGTGATACTTGGGAGTGGGAGGAAACTTCTGAAACTCGTGAGGCAATTAAGAAATTGCAAATCGATATTGACGAGCGTATTCGTCAATTGGAAAAAGAAGCACCTGACTATGGAGTTGGCAAATGAAACCCATCACACTTGACGAATATAAAGAAGCTGGAGAAGAATTTTTTCCTAAGTATTTCTATGTGGCAAAAGAGCTTGGCGAAACTGCCAAGGCAGAAGAGATCCTTAAAGTTATGGAGTCTCTTGCTGGTGTTGTTATGAAGAAAAGAGTGGAAGACAAACTTGCACCATTCGGATTTAACAAGGAGAAGAAAGATGCCGAATCCCAATCAGCTGTTTGAAGATATGCAGAAGTTGGACGACATGTACGAAGAACTTCTGTGGCATCCTGATGATGAATTGCAATTCACTCATGACGGTGAGAGAATTATCATCTATAATAAGTCTCTAAATAAAAAGAAAGAAGACTAATTTCTAATGGCAGGGGAAGCAGGTTTCCTTTACGAGGGAAAGATCCACAGAAAACTAAAGGCAGCTGGTCTAGTTCCAAACGGATTCACCCCTGCAGGTTCTGACGCGAACGCGCCAGACGCAATGTTTATCTACAACAATGCGAATCAGAAGTTAGAACTTAAGTTAGATCTGAAAGCTGATTATGGTCAGGGAACTCTTGAGTATGATCAGAAGAAAAAGATCTGGACATTAGGTGGAGCAAAGACTGCTGCTGCAGACGAGATGCGTCAACTGCTTAGGGCAGTTGGCGTTGAACAGTTTGTAAATAAAACTTGGGGACCTAAGGGTCCACCTAACAAAGGCATCATTCCTAACAAGTCGATCACCCAAGACATGGTGAAGTCTGACTATGCTAGGTTTAAGGATGCCTTTTTGCCTATCAAGCCAGCAGCTCTGTGGAACTACTATGCTGCTAAGCAAAACTATTATATCCAGATAGGTGGATATGGCATGTACTACATGCAGCAGAATCCTGCACAATTACCTATCCCACAATTCAGTCCCAGCATGAGGGTTAGAATTCGTGTGAAGAGAGGAGGAAGTGTATTGTATAATTATAGATTTACAACGGCATTACAGATCGTACAAAAACCAGCGAAGTCTAAGTACGACCTGGATAGAGATGTCAACTTCCTAAAAGCTATCTACACTGAGTAAATGCATATTGATTTGTTCCCTCAGAGAATCTATAAGTATAGTCTTAATGATCCTGAGTTGAAAAATGCACTGATCCAAAGATACCAATCCTTTAAAAATCATGCGACCAATGGAACTCCTGATGGATGGTCATGCGAAGTAAGGACAGAGTTTGGTACAGGATCTTTTCCTCACGAATACGCTAACATCTATAATGATATCCTTTATCAATGGAAGGATGACATGCAGTTCATTGGCAGACCTATCATTGATGAAATTTGGATGAATGCCTATGAGAAAGCGCACTATCAGGAAGGTCATACCCATTTGCCTGGGTTCTTTTCTGGTATACATTATGTTTGTTTCGATCCTGAGCAACATAACGGAACAACTTTTGTCAATCCTCAAGCAAATCTTTACTCATATCTTACCAGTATGAATAGTGATTGTGAAGGTACAACTATTGATATGGATCTCAATCGACACCTAGATGAAATGAATGATGTTGATGTGGAAGAGGGTGACATTATTATATTCCCATCGACTTTGGAGCATCTAGTAAAGAAGAATATGTCCGACAAGCTCCGCATCACTGTGTCATTTAACATAAATAGAGTTGCGGAGACTGCTAGACGGGTATTTGGATAAATCATGAAGAGTTTCTTTCACTTCCTGAACGAAGCACAGAGTAACGCGGCAAAGCAAGCGAAGAAGCTTGGTCTTGTCGGTGATGGTCATGGCTCCTGGGTAGATCCCAATGGTAGAATTGTTGGTAGAACTGTAGATGGTGAACTGGTTTTTAACAGTGGAAGAAAACCAGCACAAGAAACAGATCCAAACAAACCTGGTCCTGCAGCTAGAGGACTGACTCCAGAGAATCCACCACCAGCAGCACCTGGACAAGGTGGAATGGAGGCAGCTCCAGAAGAAGAAGCACAAGAAAAAGAAAA